ATAAGAATCCAGGGAAGAAAAAAAGTTTAGGCACAGAGTTGTCAGTTCGAAAAAAAGTCCCTATATTTGAAGAGTCAAGTAAGTTAAACAATTAAAAACAAACAATGTTATGGCGATCAATCTAGACGCAATCAAAGCAAAGCTACAAGCTATGCAACAAGCCAGCACTGGCGGAGGTGGTAACAAGGCAAATGAGTTCATGTGGAAACCACCAGTAGGAAAATCTCAAGTACGTATCGTACCCTACGCATTCGACAAAAACAATCCTTTCATTGAAATGTACTTCCACTACGAGATCGGGAAGCGCACAATGGTATCACCGGTTTCTTATGGCCGTCCTGATCCTATTGTAGAGTTTGCTGAGAAGTTGAAGAAATCAGGAGACAAAGATGATTGGAAGTTAGGAAAAAAGATCGAACCTAAATTCCGTGTGTATGTACCAGTAGTAGTACGTGGTGCAGAGCATGAGGGTGTTAAGTTCTGGTCATTCGGTAAGCAAATCTACACAGAGTTATTATCTGTAATTGCTGATCCAGACTACGGCGATATCACTGACTTAATGAATGGTCGTGACTTGACTGTAGAGCACGTAGCTGCAGAAAAAGAGGGAGCTTTCCCATCATTCACAGTACGTGTGAAACCAAACACAACTCCAGCAACAACTGACAAAGAAGTTGCAGAGATGATCGTAAACAACCAAAAGAATATCTCCGAGTTGTTTACAGAATTAAGCTACGAAGAAATGACCGAAGCTTTACAGAAGTGGTTAGATCCTTCAAGTGATGCTGCAGACGGAACAAAGGCTGCAAAACCAATCACTGGAGCTACTACAGCGACTAAGACAGAAGACATCACTTCAGCATTCGATTCATTATTTAATACCTAAGACTCATGGCAAAGCAGACTAATAAGACACCCGATGAAATTTCGGGAAGGGACGAACTAGCTTCCTTACTAGCGGATAGCTTAAACAAAAAGTTCAAAGACTTTAAGGCTGCGCATTTCCTGAGTGGTGAGGAAGAAACTCCAACAGATTTAACAGAGTGGGTCGGAACCGGCTCCTCTCTGTTAGACCTGGCAATTTCAAACAGACCAGAAGGTGGATTTCCAGTAGGTCGTATTGTTGAACTCCAAGGTATGGAGGCTTCAGGAAAAAGTTTGATTGTAGCCCATACACTAGCTAATACGCAGAAGAAAGGTGGACTTGCAGTTTACATTGATACAGAGAATGCGTTAAGTGAAGAGTTCTTGCGAGCAGTAGGTGTAGATGTAGCAAACATGCTATATGTACCACTCGAGACAATCGAAGATGCTTTTGAAGCAATTGAGAATATCATCGAGACAGTTCGTAAGAGTTCAAAAGATAGACTAGTAACAATCGCTTTGGATTCAGTCTCAGCAGCTACTACAAAAGTAGAGCAAGATGCAGACTATGAGAAAGATGGTTGGGCAACTACAAAAGCTATCTTGATGTCAAAAGCAATGCGTAAGATTACAAACATCATTGCAAAACAGAGAGTGCTACTATTGTGTACATCTCAGTTACGTGAGAAGATGGGAGTAATGTTTGGAGACAAGTATACCACATCAGGTGGTAAGGCTTTGGGATTCCACGCAAGCTGTCGTATTCGATTGAAGGGAGTAGGTAAATTGAAGAGTGGATCAGGTAAGACTGAACAGATTATCGGAGTACAAACAGAAGCTCAAGTAATCAAGAATCGTATGGGTCCTCCATTCAAGAAAGCTACTTTTGACATCTACTTCAACTCAGGAATCGATGATTACAATAGCTGGTTATCTTTGATGAAAGATTATGGTGCACTCAAACAAGCAGGTGCTTACTATACTCTAGTCAATGAGGAGACTGGTGAGGAGATCAAGTTCATGTCCAAGGATTGGAGAGGAATGTTGGAAAACGACGAAGACTTAAAACAATATTGTTACAAAAAGATCTGCAATATCTTTGTTATGAAATATCGTGATCAAGATCACATTAATCCAGACGAGATATCAGTAGATGATGAAGAGCTAACCGACTAATGATAAACAAGTATCAAGCATTAATAAACGAGCTCAAGTTACGACAAAATGAAAGTGAGGCCGTTCACAAAAACTCAAGAGTGTTGATTGTTGACGGCCTCAACACTTTCATACGAGCGTACGCAGCAAGCCCGGTTACAAATACAAACGGAGAACACGTAGGAGGTATATCAGGCTTCTTGTTAAGCGTGGGTCACGCGATCAAAGCAATCAACCCAACCAGACTCGTCATTGTGTTTGATGGTAAAGATGGTTCAGCTCGAAGACGTTCTTTGTACCCAGAGTATAAGGCAAATCGTAAGGTGAAGATTCGATTGAATCGATCCGAAACAGTAGATAAGGAAGATAATCAGCTACAACAGCTTATGCGCTTGACGGAGTATCTGGATATAATGCCAGTGAATACGATCGTCATAGATAGAGCAGAGGCAGATGACGTCATAGCTTATTTATCTAACGACTACCTAGCAGATAAGGATTCGCAAGTTTTTATCATGTCTTCAGATAAAGACTTTATGCAACTAGTGGATAAACGAGTGCATGTTTGGAGTCCTACTAAAAAGAAGATGTTTTATGAGGATGATGTCGTAGAAGATTACGGCATCATTCCACAAAACTTTGCGCTATTCAGAGCCTTAACTGGAGATGACAGTGATAACATTCCTGGTGTAAATGGTGTGGGTGTCAAGACATTATTGGATAAGTTTCCTAAGATAGCTACTGATGTAATGACCTTAGATGAGTTCATTGAGTATGCTAAAGAGTTACATGCAAACAACAAAGCAAAGATTTACGAGAAGGTAGTTCAAGCAGAAGCTGACCTGAGACTGTACTATGAGATTGTTCAACTAGGAGTTAGTAATATTAACACAAGTAGTAAGATCAAGATCATGGACATGATGGAGCATCCAACAAACAAACTTGCAAAGATCAAATTCCACCAGATGCTTATGCTAGATGGAATGACCAACGCAATAAGGAATGTTGAGATGTGGCTTCGAGAAACAACTACAAAACTAGATCAATTTTGTTTGCAAGATTAAAAAATATTTCGTAAGGTTACAATATGCAAACAGAAGACACACTACAATTTTATGGATCGGCCTTTCAAAATAAAGTCCTAGCAGTATTGATCAAGGACAGACCTTTTCTACAGCAAGTACATGATATCATCGATCCTAGATTCTTTTCGTCAGAGTCAGCTCAGTGGTTGGCTAAGACGACTTTAGAATATTTTGACAAGTACAAGTCACCACCAACGTTAGAGGTACTAAAGGTGGAATTGGATAAGATCGATGTAGATATCCTCAAAACAACAGTTGTTGAGAATATTCGAGAAATCCTAAAATACGCAGAAGCTGAGGATTCAGATTACATTAAGGATAAGACATTAGACTTCTGTAAGAACCAAAAGCTAAAAGCAGCAATTCTCAAATCCGTAGAACTACTCAAGTCGGGTAAGTATGATGAGATCAAATTAGGAATCGACGAAGCTATGAAGGCTGGAGCGGATCGTAATATTGGTCACGATTACCTGGACGATGTAGCTCTACGTTTTGTTGAGAATAAGAGAAACACAATCGGAACACCGTGGGACGTTATTAATGAGATCATGGATGGTGGATTAGGTACTGGTGAGATGGGAGTGTTTGTAGCTCCAGCTGGTATTGGTAAGTCCATGGCGTTAGTCAATATTGCAGCACATGCAGCAAGAGCAGGATTGAATGTTGTGTATTATACACTAGAGCTTTCTGAGACTTATGTAGGAGCTCGATTTGACTCACACTACTCAGGAATACCATCTCAGGATCTGAAGTACCATCAAGAAGAGGTTGTTGAAGCTATCAAGAGTGTTAAGGGTAATTTGATTATCAAGTACTATCCAACTAAGACAGCTACAGTAAACTCAATCTCAGCTCACTTAGATAAGTGTATCATGCAAGGAGTAAAACCAGATATCGTTCTAGTTGACTACGCTGATTTGTTGAGAGATACTGGAGTTAAGGGAGCGGTGCGAAACGATATCATGCTAGGAAACATTTATGAAGAGTTGCGTGGATTAGCTGGAACATATCAAGTACCGCTTTACACAGCATCTCAAGCAAACCGTTCAGCATTAGAAGAGGATGTAATTGAAGCAGACAAGATTGCTGAGTCCTATGCTAAGGTGATGGTTGCTGACTTTGTAGTGTCGTTATCTCGTAAGACA